CGGCTCCGGCTATAGCCGTTCGCGCGAAATGAGAATAGGTGTCAAGCGAAGTGAGAACGCGGGGGGTTGGGTGGCCGGCGGTTGGCGCGCGGATTGCATGTTTAAACTGTTTAAGGGGCTGGATTCAGGGCGCAAAAATCCCGCCTGATTGGGGCGGGGTCAATCAGCCGGGTTGATGGTTTCCGGGTTGTCGGGCGTCGGGATTCGGTCCTTTTTAGCTTCGGGTCAACCTCACTTTAAAAAGGTTCACAAAAGGCTTTCAGACCGCCGGAAAAGCCCCAGGATCAAGCCGGGCCGGCCGACCGATGAATCAACATGGTCGGGGCGTTCGGTTGATTTGGGGCTTTTGTCGGTCGTGGAAGCGGTTCTTGCCAGGCCGGCCGGTTGTCGGGGCCGGTGGAACCAATGATGCCCGTCCGGTTTTCCGGGGCGCCGGGCGGCGGAAATCGTTCCGCAATCGGCGCGGCGGCCCGGTGGAAGGCTTTGGGCGGGCCTGGTTTTTCGGCCGTCTGGCGGCCGTTTTGTGGGCCTCGTGGGCCGATCACAAGAAAAACCCGAAGTTTGGGGCCACGGCGGACAAGTCGACCGCTTCGGCCGATTCGGCCGGTATGTTTTTCAGGTTTCCGCCGTGGGCGAATTGAATCCAGCGGCGGGGTCCGGAAACGTTGTAGGCTCGGCCGACCTTATCCATCCGGTGGTGGTTTTCGGCCCAACACGTTTGAAGTTCGGCCGGATCGTCGACCGTTTCCACCAGGCTTAAGAACGGGTTGAGGCCTTTTTTCAATGGCGCGGCCCGGCCGGCCCACCAATCGGCCCGCCAACCGTCGAGGAAGTTGATCACGGTCCGGTCGCCGGCCAGAAAAGCCAGGTCTTGAACGGTCTGGACGAAATCGGCGGAAACGGCGTCGTCATTGTCTAGGCGCGTGGTGATCACTTTACCGGGCAGGCCGGGCAGGCCTCGGATCATGTCCACGGCGGTGTCGAACGAATCCGGCGACGGGGGCCGGACGATCATGATTTGGGCTTCGTGGCCGTCTTGGGGGCCAGGTTCGAGCACGTCGGCGGCGCGGCGGAGAAACCGGCGCGGCGTCCGTTGGTCGAAGAAAACCCACCAGGTAAACCGCTTTTCGATTTGGGCGCGGATGGAGGGGACGGTTATCTGCCCGAAAAGGTCCAGCCGGCGGGCAACCCACCAGTCCGGATCGATTCCGGGCCGGTCGTACAGGCCCAGGTTGAAGCGGGTCAGAATGAAGTGTTTCACTGGCCGGCTTCCCAATCCGGGTATTGATCCCATATTTGGTCGTCTAAAAATTGTTGGCCCTGGACCCGTCCGCTCCATTGTTTGAAATAAAAGGGCACCCCGAAGCTTTGACACAAATCGCGGACGAGGCGGGGCCAGTATTCCGGCATATGGCGGAAATTCGGGGCGGCTTCTCCGCCGCAGATTAACCAGGATCGGCCGCCGCGTTTAAGGAAGCTTCCGGGTAAATCCAAAGGCCCGAGGGCGGGTTCGTAACTGACCACGGCCACGGCCGGCTTTATTTCTTTCAGCGGCGGCCAACGCCGGTCGAATTCGTGTTGATTTTCGGCGGAAATACCGAACCAAAACCAGGGCGGCGGGGCGGTCAGGCCTCGGGCGGCGCAAAAGCATTCAATTTCGTGGGCCATGCGGGTCGGCCGCTTGGTTAAAAACAAAAACCGATGCCACGGGGCCTCGTGGGCGGATTTGAACACGGCCTGGATTTCGACGCGCCCGAACGCGTCGGCGAACAAGTCTCCCATGAAGGAAACGCCGACCAGGCCGGGCTTTTTGGCGCGGGCCGGATCGGCCAGGCGGTCGACCCGAAAAGAGGGTCGGAAAGGTTGATCGTGCGGGTAGCCGAAGCGGCCGCGCAGGCGGGTTTCGGCCGTCCGCCGCGCCCAACAATTCATACAGCCGGGCGAAATCGGCGATTCATCGCAACCGGTCGAAATATTCCAAACATAATCAAGATAAGGAATGGCGGTTCTTCGCATGGTCAAACCCTTTCGAAAGCCGGGAATCGGCCGTTTTCATCGATCCACCTTGTTCAGGTTTCCGGCGGGGATTACGACCGGTTCGGGGCGGCCGTCGATCAAAACCGCGTGGTTGCGGGGCCGGCCGGTTCCAGGGACGGCCACGGTTCCCCGGCGGTCTTGGAATTTGGCGCACACGCCGGCGTAGTTCGGCCCGTAATGGATTTCGACCCGTTGGCCCGGCCGGGGATTATTCAGCATTGGCGGCCCCTTCCAACAGCGGCAATTCGTCGTCGAGCCAATCGGCGGCGGTTTGGCAAAAAGTTTTTTCATGGTCGATCCCGACGGCCGGAAGGCCCAGGCGGGCGGCGGCCACGAGGGTGGTTCCCGCGCCCATGAAGGGGTCCAGGATCAACCCGCCGGGCGGGCAAAGCTGGGCCAGGTTCAAAATCACGTCCAGCGGCTTCCCGTTGACGTGCCTTTTTTGGGCCGGGTCCACCCGGCGGGAAACCACGCCCGGCCGGGTTCCTTTCCGGTTTTTGACGGGTCCGTTGGAGCCCCACACGATGAATTCGGCTTGTTGGCGAAGGCCGCCCAGGAAAGGCCGGCAAGCCTGGGTTTTGTCCCATACCGCCGTCCCGCGCCAAATCCAGCCGCCGGCCTGAAGGGAAACGGACGCGGCCGGCGTTTGCCGCCAGTCGGAAAAGACGAAAGCCAACGCCCCGTCGGCGCAGACTTCGGCCGCGCGGGCAAGCCACAAAGCCGACCAATACAGCCACGACAATTGGTCCCGGTTGTCGCCTTTGAAAGCGGGATATTTTTTCAGGGTGCCTCCGTTTTGGTATTTTTTGGCCGGATCGGCGGTTTTGGCGCCCAAATGCAGGCCGCCGGACGAATACGGCGGATCGGTCAAAAGCATGGCCGCCGACCGGTCCGGCAGCCGGCGCAATACGTCCAACGCGTCGCCGTGGTAAATGGTGATTCCGCCGGCTTGATAAAACGGTTTCAGCATTGACAAGGGCTCCCCAGGTTTTCGCTTTCGAGTCCGACCACCACTTTAAACACGATCAGGCTTACCGTTTCGGCGGCCGAAAAGTCCAAAACGGAGAGGGCTTTCCTGGATCATTACTTTCCTTTTCCTTTATTGGCCCGGACTTGTTCGGCCAAAGCCCGGCCGGATTTGGCGTGGTCCGGCTTTTTTTTGCCTTCGTCCATGAACCGGCGAAAAGTGTCCGCGTCCCCGTGATAGGCGATACGGACGCCGAAGGTTTCCAGTTTCAGCAGTTCGATTTCCCGGTCCGCCGCGAGTTTTAGGGCGCGAAGAAAAAAGGAATAGCCCAAATCGTGAACCGCCGCGCCCCAACCGTCGCCGATCAAATGAACGATGGCCTTATTCAAGGCCTTTTTGATCCGGTCCGGATCGTCGTCTTCTCGGGGCGGCGCTTTTTGGGATTCGGTTGTTTCGGCTTCGGCCGGCCCGAAAAACCCGGCGTTGACGGCCTTTAAATCGGCCCACAATCGGTTTAATTCGCGGGGGTATAGTTGGGCCAGGCCGGCCAGGGAAAGCCCGGCGCAACGGCGGGACAGGAAGCAGAACAAGCGAATGAACGGGCCGAAGCCGTCCGGATCGTCGCCGGCCTCGGGCCGGTGGTGCCAATCCCAAACGTCGGCCACGGTCAGTTCCCGGATTCGGCGCGGTCCGGTGGAAAGGTCGATCAGGGCGGATTTTTGAAACACGGTTTAACCTGGATTTAACGGCGCAAGGCCCGCTTGGTTTCGAAGCCTTGCGCGTACGCGGCCAGGCCGGTTTCGGAATGTCGGATGATGGGCAAATCGCCGAGCCAGTCCACGGCGGCCCAGGGTTTCAGGATGGTCCGGCCGTTCAGCAGCCGCCGGTTTTCGAGCAGAAGCCGGTACACGCCGGGGCTTTGTTCGTCGCCGTAAACGGCCGTATCGACGCCGCGCCGGTTCCCGTCGGCCACGATCAGGGTAATCCCGGCCACGGCCAGGTCGACTTGGTTTCGTTGGGTGACTTCCAGGCCGTCGGCCGCGATCCAGACCAGCGGGAACCGCCGGGTTTTGGCGACTTCGGGCGGATCGATTTCCTCGATTTCGCCGTGAAAGACTTCCACGGTACGGCAGCCCAGGGCCGTCAGGGGTTCGGTCAGGATGGCGGCCAAGGCGGTTTCGATTTGCTGAAGGTCGTGGACGTCGGACATGGCTTAATATTTCCCCATTGTGTCGGTTCCGAATTTCTTGGGCCTCGACGCGGTTTTGATCCCGGACGCGTAGGACGTCGGGGGGTTCGGGACGGGCTGAATGCCCAGGGTGATTTTTCCGGCCGCGTATTGTTCCAGCAGTTTGACGGCGTTGTCGCGGCGGTCCTTTCTATGGTCCGGGATTCCGGCGTCCAACCGGGAATAGAGTTCCCAGGCGGCCAAATCCACGGCCACGCGGGTCAGGACCGGCGGGACGTCGGCCAGGGGCAGGGCGGCCCGGCCGCCGATATGGCCGTCGATCAAGGCCGACGCGGCGGCGATGGCTTCATCGGTTTTGGATTCGTCGATTGCGCCCGCGCCGGCGTCATCGGTCATGCGGATCAATTCGGTTTCGGGAATCGCGTTTTTCAGGTCGTTTAAATCGCAATAAGCCACGGCGTCACCTTGGGGTTTAAGCGGGCCGCCCGGCGGCGGCCCGCGCGGTTATTGAAACAAACGGGATCAGACCGCTTTGGCCGCCACCACCGCGCCGGGGCGTTGCAGAACCGGGACCGGCCGGGCTTCAACCTTGATCCAGCGGCCGGACGGGTCCTTTTCGGCCCAGGACTTGGAAAAGAACACTTGGGGTTGGTTGTTTTCGTCCACGTTTCCGACCCCGCCGGGGGCTTCGGTATCCACCACCGGCGCGTATTCCACGGACACCACGTCTTCGCACAAGCCGACCAGGACGAATTCGTTGGCTTCGATGAAGCGTTTCCGGGTTCCGCCTTTGAGGAAGGAAGCGTTGTATTCGACCAGCTCGATTTCGGACAGGCGGGAAATCCGGCCGGCGTTGGCCACGGCTTCGCCCCGCGTGTATTTCAACAGGTCGATCACGTCGGAATGCACCATCAACGCGTCCATGACCGCCGATCCGACGAAAGCGACCCACCCGGTCATGACCGCGCCGGCGTCTTGTTCGATCAGGGTTTGCCAGGCCCGGATTCTGGCCAGCGGCTTGGAAGCCGCGTCGGTGAATTTGTCGGTTCCCGACAGGGTCGGCTTGTGCTTGGATTCGACGCCGTAATCGACCAGCACGGTTTCCAGGTCCGCGTCGTAAATTTTGCCTTTCAGCGCCCCGGCCGCCCAAAATTCCATCGTGCGGTCGATGGCGTTTTTCATGTCGGTCAATTCACGGGCCACGCGGTCTTCCATCAAGGCCGGGCCGATCCCGCCGGCTTCGCGGGCCGCGTTGAGTTCGGCGGCTGAAATGAAGCGTTTGTGGGCCAGACGCGGGGCGGTCAAGGTGACGGTTTTCCGGCCGGCCTTGTCGGAAACGTGGGCCGGGGCGATGGCCGACAGGTTGGGCAAAACGGTTTCCGAACCGGTCAGGACGTCGAATTGCAGGCGGTCGGTGTTCTGGAATTTTTCCCGGCCGCGAAACACGCGGTTGTACACGACCATTGACGGGGATTGAATCGAATTGACCGCCGTGGTCAGGGCTCGAACGTGGAACAAATCGGACATTTTTTACGCCTCCAAAATAGTGGTTTCACGCCGCCTTAAGTGGTGGTCGTGGTGGTGGTGGTGGTCGTGGTGGTGGACCCGGCGGCCGCGTCGATGGTTTCGTCGACGATCACGCACCGGTCGCCCAGCTCCAACAAGGCCTGGCGTTTTTGGGCCGGGGTCTGCCCGTTTTTCCAGACCAGTTTGTCGCCGTTGTATTTCCCGACGAAATAGGCCAACGCGTCTTGGCCGGCGGCCGCGTTGTTTTCGACGTCTTGGGCCAGGATGGCGCGGGCCACGTTTTCACCGCTGGACCCGGACGTGGCCAAAGCCTGCCACTTCCAAGTCGATGTATTGAGGGCCAGAACCTGGCCCCGCTCCAAATCGCCGCAATCGGCTTTCAGCGGTATTTCCCGCGCCAGGGCCGGGCCGGCGATCAAGTCATTGACCGCCGCGTCCACGGTGGTCACGACGCCCAGGATTCCGGACATGACCGGTACCTTTAGGCGGCCGCGCCGGTCCGGCCGGCGTTGATTTTAGCGGCCAGACGGCGGCCGGTTTCAGCGGCGGCGGAAAGGGCCGGGGTTTTGACTTCCGGGGCTTTGGCGGAAAAGTCCGTCCAAAGGTCCGCGTTGCCGCCGGCCTGGCCGATAAACTTCAAAAGCCATTCGGCCGGGCTCTGGCCGCCGAAGTCGATGGACCGGCCGGCCATGTCGGCGACGAAGTCTTTCAAGCCGGATTGGGCGGCGGCCGGCGGGATCTTGCCTTCCGCCACCAGGCGGTCGACTTCGGCCACGGCCTCGGCTTTGGCTTGGTCCGTTTTTTCCCGGTCCGCCTTTTCCTTTTGTTCTTGTTCCCATTGGCGGCGGGCTTCCTCGACGGCGGCCCGCACGGCGGCTTCGAGTTCGGCCTGGGTGTAAAGCTTTTCTCCGGATTCCGGCTTTTTCGGGGGCTGAGGCGGTTGGTCCGGCTTTTTCTCGGGCTTGGGGTCGGTCGGGCCGAACGGGGCGGCGAAAGACGGGGCCGGCGCGGGTTCGACGGGGGCGGCGGGGTTCGGGTTTTGGGGTTGGGGTTGTTCGGCGGCGGCGGCGATGATCTCTTGAATCGCCGTCACCAGGTTTTTCAGCATTTCCATCAATTTGGGGTCCATAACTTTTTCCTCCATTTGGTTTAAGGTTTGGGCGAATTCAACAAATGGTCCGCCCCGTTGAAAACGGATATTTTCCAGGCCGGCCACCGCCGGCGGGGCCGCGCCCAAAAAACCGACGTGGCGCAGCCGCCCGTCCGGCCAAAACGACGCCGACCGCTTTTTGTACAGACCGGCCCGGACCGCCTCGGCGAAAGCGGGATACACGTCCCGGAACCGGGCCTGGAGCACCAAAACGCCGTCGCGCCTGATTTTCCGGACCGCTTCAACCCACCCGAAGGCCGGGGCGTTTTCGGACGGGTGGCCGACCACCGCCGGGGCTTCGTATTGGGCCGGGTCGAACGCCCCAACGGCGGTTTCGATCAACCGGTCGCCGTCGTGGGTTTGGCCGTCTTTCGCGGTTTGAATTCCGCCTTTGAATATGTCGATCCATCCGAACATTTCGTCCCCTTAACTGGCCAACAGCCGTTTGACTTTGTACGCGTTTTGACTGAGCACGTTCAACACCACCCGTTGACCGTCCATCGTGGTCAAAGCCCCGAGCATTTGGTCCCGGTCGACCACGTTGACAATGGTCAATTCCCGTTCGGCCACCTGGGCGCTTTTTTCCTGGGCCTCGGCGGATTTGCGGGCGGCCTGGGCGGCGGCGGCCACGTATCCGCCTTCAGAAAACCCCCCGGCGGGCCGATTGACGGTCGCCACCGCGCCGCCCAGGTTTCGAAGTGTTTCAGGCGGAATGGTCTGGCGCCGTATCTTTTCCATCGTATCCAGGCCGTAGGCTTTGACCGCCCGGACCGGAACCACGTATTCCCCGGCGGTCAGGTTGGCCGGGACGTTGTCGGCTTTGTCGTGGGGGCTTTGACCCAAAACCAGGCCCCCGTCGGCGAAATCCTGGGCCGAAACCTTGGCGACGGCGGCGGCGACTTGGGCCGCGATCAAGGCGGTCATGGCGATGGCGGACGTGGTGTCGTTGTCTTTGAAGGCCCGGATGGTGGCGGCCGCCCCATTCATGATGATTTCGGCGATATTGGCCGCTTTTTGGAGTTCGAAATATTCCCGTCTTTTTCG